GAAAAAACCAGGTGTGGCTTTTTGTGCAGTTGTGTATTCAGGAGGATAGGTTAGAGGACCTCGTACCTGCAATACATTATTGTCTATTTCTACTGGCATATTCTGATTCCTGGTTTATAGCAGTACTTATCTGCTAAAATGGTCAGAATCCTGAAATTATCGCGTTCGCTACGCTAGCTGAAACAGGTTTGATTCCTGTGGTCACTTCAAGATAGTAATCTTTGACCTGTTTGGCTGTGGGAGCATGTATGAGCACATGGTTTTTGCTCAAGGAGATCTTGATATCTGGGTCTGTGGTAAACATGCTGGCGATCAGCATGATTCCTTTTTGGCTTGGAACAACTGTGCATGGGCGTTCCACTTTCCAGTCGAATCCGGTATCTTCGAGCACTTTGCCAACGATTTCATCACCGTTGGACAGTTTGAAAGTCACGATGTCATTGGCATCGTATTTTGAATTTGATATTAACATGTTATCCTTTGAGAGTTTCGAAAAAATCAGCTGGTTGTTTTGCCAGGCCCTGGAAGCCTCCTTCTACCAACAACTTACCGTCTTTGTAGATCTGTGGCACGGTACGATGTCCTTCACTTAATACGAAATCTTTTGCTGTGGTATCTTCGTCGATTTTGATTTCTTGGAATTCAACACCTTTGTTTTTTAGTAGATTCTTTGCTTGTACGCAAAATGCACAATTATTTTTTGAGTATACTGTTACCATTTATAAACTAAATCCTTTGAATGAGTTGTTGTCAACGTCCTGCTTGGTTCCGCCGATCACGTATGTAGTTATCTCGGTTTCCTGAGGAGCCACTTGAACTTCAGCACCAGCGATCCACTTGGTGGTCCATGGCAAAGGATTTGATCCAGTCTTGATTCCACATTTCAATCCTACCGCAGTCATGCGCTTGCAGGTCAGCCAATCAATGTAGTCGCATAGCAGTTGCTTGTTGAGTCCGATCATGCTTCCGTCCTTGAACAAGTATTCTGCCCATTGCTTTTCCTGTGCCGCGGCTTGCAGGAACATGGCTTCGCACTGTGCCACAGACTCTTCTTTGATCCGTGCAAAGTCAGGATCATCTTGTGGCAGTAGCTTGAGCAAGGTCTGTGTTGAGCCTAGATGCACGTTTTCGTCACGGCAGATCAGTTTGATGATCTTGGCATTGCCTTCCATCTTCTTGAGTTCAGCAAATGCCCATGAACAAGCAAACGATACATAAAAGCGTATGCCTTCCAGTGCGTTCACACTGTTGAGACACATCCACAGTTTCTTCTTAAGGTCGTACATGTCAACAACAACTTCTTTGCCGTTGACTGTGTGTGTTCCAGCACCCAGCAGATTGTACCAAGAACTGGTCTCAATCAGTTCATCATAGTAACGACTGATGTCTTTTGCGCAATCAACGATTTCTCCGATCTCAGTCAGTTCATCAAAAACAATGCTAGGATCAGAATACACGTTGCGTATAATGTGTGTGTAACTACGGCTGTGAATAGTTTCATTGAAGGTCCATGTGGCTATCCAGGTCTCTAACTCTGGCAAACTTACGATAGGCGAGAAGGCGGCGGCAGGAGCACGGCCTTGTACGGAATCCAACAATATCTGCCTTTTGAGATTGCTGGTGAATATGTGTTGTTCAAACGGTGTGAGTTCTTTGAAGTCCTTGGAGTCGCGAAGTACATCAATCTCCTCCGGCCTCCAGAAGAATCCCAACTGCTTGTCTGTTAGTTTATCAAACTGTCTATACTTTAGTGTGTCGTAGCGTTGTATGGTAACGCCACCGTGCGGGTCGAAAAAAGCCAAACTATCAATGTGAGATTTCTTGTTCAAGCCAAATACTGACATGGTGTCTATTCCTTTGTTTTTATTATATTACGCAACTTTCACAATCCGCTTGATCCTGTAAAGGTTCATCCAGCGTGACTGCGTCTTTTGCCATGAGTTTATCGATGTCAATCTCACCTTGACCATCATAGGTATTGAAGTAATAGAGCTGTTTGCCTCCATACTTGTAGAATTGCAACAGGTGTTGTAGCATGGTGCTCATTGGAATCTTCTCATCATCATAGAACTGTGGGTTGTATGATGTGTTGACCGAAATACCCTGATCAATATACTTCTGCAACACAGCACAGATGTTCATGTAACCTTCAGGACTCTTCTGGTTCCAGAGCAATTCATATTTGTTTTTCAAACGGCGGTATTCGGGTACCACTTGTTTGAGCACACCGTCTTTGCTTTGCTTGACGCTGACAAAACTTCTTGGTGGTTCAATACCATTTGTGGCATTGCTGATCTGTGCCGATGTTTCTGCAGGCATCAAGGCCATGAGTGTGGCATTGCGGATACCAGTGCTCAGTATCTGCTCACGCAAGGCACGCCAGTTCATGCGCTCTTGATGTGGTACCAGCTCGTCTATGTCTCGTTTGCGTGTGTCAATAGGCAACAGGCCATCAGCATACTTTAGGTCTTGCCAACGTGTGCAAGGACCTTGTTCTTGTGCGAGATCTGCAGAAGCCTTGATCAGGTAGTAACTCCAAGCTTCTGCATACTCGTCTACCAAGGGCAGGGCACGAGGGTCCGAATAACTAACGTCATTCTTGGCCAACCAATAGGCGAAATTGATAATACCAACGCCTAATGGACGGAACTCTTGTGTGGATAATTCAGCCGCCCTTACTGGATACTTCTGATAACTCAACAATGCATCTAAACCGCGAACTGCCAGGGTACACTTTTTCTCGAAGTCTTGTGGGCTTTTTACATTGCCCCAATTGATCGCGCTTAGGGTACAAAGAGCGATCCTACCATCCTCGTCGTTGACGTCGCTCAAAGGCACAGTGGGTAGATCGATTTCACCGCAAAGATTACTCATCTTGATCGGAGCCTTGTCTACTTTGAATGGGCTGTGCGTGTTTGCGTGGTCCACGTTCTGTAGATAGATACGGCCAGTATCTTTGCGTTCCTGCATAAAGCGACTGAACAAATCACTCGCCTTAATCTTTTTCTTGCGTAGTTTGGTATTGCGCTCTGCGGTTTCGTACAGTTCCTTGAATCGATCCGCATCCGCGAAGAATGCATCGTACATTTCAGGAACATCCTTGGGAGAGAACAAGGTGATATCGCCACCGCTGAGTAGACGTTCATACATCACACGATTGAACTGTACTCCATAGTCCATGTGCCTCACACGATTGTCGTCAGTGCCTTTGTTGTTCTTGAGCACCAGCATGTCTTCAATTTCCAGATGCCATATTGGATAGTACAAGGTGGCAGCACCGTTACGTACTCCACCTTGCGAACATGAACGTGTGGCGGCCTGGAATAGTTTGAAGAACGGGACTACACCAGTGTGGTATGCATCTCCTGATCGTATGGGACTTCCCAACGCACGTATGCGTCCTGCACCAATTCCGATTCCTGCTTTCTGGCTTACATATTTTACGATGGCACTAGTAGTAGCGTTGATGCTATCCAGACTGTCGTCAGACTCAATAAGAACACAACTGCTGAACTGTTTTTGCGGTGTTCGTACGCCTGCCATAACAGGAGTAGGCAGAGAAATATCGTGGCTACTAATGGCGTCATAATAGTCCTTTACCCACTTCAAGCGGGTGTCTTTTTGGTATGTTTGGAACAGAGTGGCGGCGATCAACATATAGGACACCTGTGGTGTTTCAAATATATCTCCGCTCACACGATTCTGCACCAGATACTTGCCGCGCCATTGTTCCATGGCCGCATAGGTAAAATTCTCGTCGCGCTTGTGATCAATATGATGATCCAAGGTATTCCATTCGTCTTCGCTGTATGTAGCAAGAAGACCCTGATCATAGAAACCACTCTCTACGTTTCGTTTTACCAACTTCAGCAGGGGCCACGGCTCATAGTCTCCATAGACTTGTTTGCGCAAATGGTAACATATCAGCCTGCCAGCGACATATTGGTAATTAGGGGTTTCCTCACTGATAAGATCAGCGGCTGCTTTGATCAGGGTCTCTTGTATTTCTGTAGTCTTGATTCCGTTGTAAAACTGTATGTGACTTTTGATTTCAACTTCACTAGCACTGACGCCAGTTATTCCTTCTGTTGCCCAAAAAACTACCTTGTGTAGCTTCTCGAGATCCAATGTTTCCTTGCTGCCATCTCTTTTCGTAACTTGTATATTCATCGATTCCTCAAACTTTCAAAAGCGGTCCAGTTTCAAATCAGTACTGTTATAGTTGACTAGTGTCTTCAGCGTGTCCGGTATTGATTGTTTATTTACAACCATATGGTGCTTGAAATTAAGGACATATTTCCCCTCGTCAATCCAAACTAAATTGTACTGCCTGCGTGTTTCTGGGTCTAATAGCACACGCAACTGCACGTCATGCCCCGAATGCTCACTAAGATACATAGTATACACTATTCCTAGGGCATGAGCAAGATCGCAGTAGTAATTTTCTGTCAATAGAAGCCATGGATCAGGCCAAACATCGGGCTGATCATATTCTAGATAAAAGGGGACAAATGGTGCCGAGCCCCAAAGCTCAGCTATTGCATCCAGGGCAGACGCATGATCCATCTCACTTAAACCTTGACGGAAACGCTTCCAGCGTTCCAGCCGCTCAGGAGCTGATAACTTCCACATGAAGTTACTTAGCTTTAACTAAAGGTAGTGATGGAATATGTGAAGTCAGCGTTGCCAGAGCTGGTGCTGGTATAGCTGAGGTTAGCAGTGGTGCCGCTGACACTGAGAACTTTGAAAGTGACTCCAGTGGGGCCTGGGTAAACATAGTTGGTCGCATTTGGATATTCAGTGTATTCATCTTGATATTGTATGTTACTGCCATTGTATATAACGTTGATAGTGCCTTGCCTGTATGCACTGGCTGTTGGTCTTTTCAACCAGTAGGTGATGGTTGCCGCGCCGGTTGTGTTGGCAAACACGATGCCTGTGTTGGCATTGGTCTGGCTTGCACTCAAGGTGATGGTGCGGCCAGTGCTCATGTTCAACATGCCCAAGGTGATACCAGTGTTGGCATCAAAGCCCACGCTTACTGCACGAGCTGGTAGATACACTCTGGCATACTGTGCATTGTCTGTGTCAGGGCGTTCAAACACATCGCCCACACTGTGGTTGCCTGATCCTTGGAAGGACAGCACATAGTCCATGGCGTTGCCTGCACCAGCACGACCTGTTCCTACATCACCATAGTAGTTCATGGTGCTCATCACATTGGTGTATGTTGTGACTGACGTAGCAACCACATTGATGGCTGAACGCCAGATGCCAGTAAAGGTGCAACCAATCACTTTGATGTTGCGAGTGGCAGCGGCAGTTGCTGTGGTATCTACATGTATGGCACGGCTCATGTTGCTGTAATTACAGCTGATCATGCGTATGTCGGTACCGTTGACCACTGTACCATAATCCACGTTGTTGAAATCGCATTCAATCATCATCACGTTGGATATCAATCCTGTACCGCTGGTGGGTCTGAGATACGCACCGTTTTGTGCTGTTGTAACTGCGGCAGAACTAGCATCCTTGCTACCCTTGAATTCCACCCGTACCATTTCCACACGGTTGGTACTGTCAAATGTAAAGATGTCTTTGGTACCTTGGTTTTCTAGTGTAAGGTCTGTGAAGGTTATGTCAGTTGCATAGGAAGCAGAGTTTGTTCCATACGCACTGTCAGTCTGTGCCAGTGTGTCTTTTAACTGGCATACTGGATACAGGCTACCGGACTGGCGTATGATGGTACGCCCTTTACCTTCACCTTGCAAGTATGTGTATGTGGGTATCTTGAGACTACCAGTGATGATATAAACACCAGCTGGAATGTGTATGATGCGGCGCAGGCGCGGAGTGGCCAAACTGAAGTTACCAAACAGTGTTTCGTCAATGGCACGTTGCAGGGCCGCAGTGTCGTTTGTGTTGCCGTCGCCTTTGGCACCAAAGTCACGCACGTTCACATAATCGTCTAGCTTTTGTTGCTGTGTGCGTTTGATGGGTCTATCAGTGGTAGGACCAGTACGGCTGGTATAACCTGATTCAGAACCCTTAAAAGTATAAGCATCGCTGATGTTCAGTAGGTCAGAATATTGTGTGAGGATTTCTGTCACGCCAACCTGTGGCGCACCCTCAGCGATCGTGCCGTTACCTATGTACAGCCTGCGACTGTCAATCGCCCAGCCAATTTCTGCTGATGCCAGTTGTGGTAGATCCTGTTGCAAACCTTTACGGTGCTGGATCCTTGATATTTGGACTACGGCCATGTGCTAAAACCCCGATGTATGGAGTATTTAGCTCATTAGATAATATAGCTCAACTCGCTTGAGCCACTCCTGTCTCCAGTATTCAAATTCGTCACCTTCGATGACGAATTCCAGGTATTCCGGGGTGCTGTAGGAGCCATCTTCTAGCAGTTTTGGCTGCACAGCCATCAAGATTACGCCAGTGTCTATCGTAGTACCATGTGTGTCATTGTGCGCCTCTGCATAGGCCGCTAGCTGTGTGAAATAGTCAGCGATGTATTCGCGCTTTTTGACCTTGTTGCTTTGTTTGAAATCCATGATAGCAGGTCGACCCTTCCACACACCCAGGCAGTCTGTGGTGCCTGCATATAACCCACTATAATACACAGGTACTTCTGTGCCCCAAAATTCGTCCACATTGCTGAGTCCTTTGAGGATCACTTCTGCGGCCATGAACCATGAAGGATGTGCAAAAGGATTCGAAGGCAGTGGTTTCATATCATCGCTAAGGATGTAGGATTCTAGATAACTGTGCATGCGGGTGCCACGGTTCGCGGCTTCGGTCACGATCTGCTGAGCCTGTTGTTCCCCCACACGCTTTTTCCAATTGGCCAGAGCTGCCTTGCTTTCTTCACTCTTGGTACGATCCAGGATCGTGGTTACACTGGGTACCTTGGCTCCGTTTGGTAGCACATAATGTCGCTTGCCTTCTATGGTAGTTCTATTGAGTGGTTTGTAGTTGAATTTATTGGTTATCATTAGATATGGAAACTTTCCCCGCAACCGCAGGTTCCTTTTTCGTTAGGATTCACGAATTTGAATCCTTCGTTCAAGCCATCGCGCTGCCAGTCCACGTGTGTGCCCATGATATAGAGCAAGCTCTTTGGATCAATGAAAATA